GTAACACAACAGAAGATTCTTTGATAGTGCTGTGTTCAGATACAGCTGACACTCAGACAGCACCATACACTACAGGAACAGCTGTATCACCTACCAATGCCAACACAATGTATATGTACAAATACTTTTTTGATAGAGGTGAGAAAGTACAAACAGCGTGGTCTAAATGGCAACTAGACAATGTTAAAATAATAGGTGGGATGATAGACCGTAGTTTTGTATATTTATTTGTAGCTGAAGGAACAGACACAAAGTTACTACGTATTGACTTACAAGATTTAGCAGACTCAACCATAGGTCATAATGTATATCTAGACCTTAAGAAATCTGTAACTGGAACTTATGATTCAGGTACTGACCTTACTACATTCACTAGCCCATATGGAGCTAAGACAGGATTACTAGCTGTGAACGCTAGCACAGGAGCTGATTACACAGCAACAAATACAACAGGTTCAACATATACAATAGAAGGAGACCACACCAGTTTAATTATAGGTCTGCCTTATGAATCTAAATATACACTGTCACCACAGTACGTAAGAGAATCTTCAGGACAAGGGGCTATAGCTGTCACTTCAGGTAGATACCAAGTGCGTACTATATCGTTTGACTATGAAGACAGTGGGTTTTTTAAAGTAGAAGTAACACCTGAGAATAGAGATACATATACCACATTTATGAATGGTTACATTATTGGTTTAACAGGAGCAGTAGATAACCCAGCGATTTCGTCAGGTACTATTATTGTCCCTGTACAAAGTAGAAATACATTATTTACATTAGATATAAAGAGTAGCTCACACTTACCTATGTTTATTCCTAGTGCTGAAGTGGAAGGTTACTACCACAGACGTTCTAGGAGAATATAAATGGCACACGTGAGGCGGGCAATATCAGCAGACATAGCTTTTCTTGCACCTAAGATGAGGAAAGCAGATAGAGATGAAATCAAAGCATCAGATAACATAGGAGCTGCTGAGGCTCTTATGACACCTTTCCAAGAAAAAGGACATAGAACATGGAGTGTCATAGGAACAGAAGAAGAATATGTTGTAGGCATGTTTGGTAGTGTACCAACGTTAGACCGTGACTATGGTGTAGCTTGGTTATTATCTAGTGATGAGTTATTTAATTACAAGAAAGAATTTATAAAACAGTCACCTGAATGGGTGGCACAAATGGGAAAAGGTTATAAATATTTATTTAACTATGTAGATGTTAGAAATGACAAGTCTATTAAGTGGCTTAGGTATTTAGGATTTAAAACAATAAGACGAGAGGAGCAATATGGCAAAGGTAAACTGCCATTCTATTTAATGATGAAGGAGATAACATATGTGTGGCGTAGCTGAAGCAATGGCAGTAATGTCAGTAATGCAATCTATACAGGGTTATCAAACCCAACGAGCAGCAGCAAAAGCTCAAGAAGAGTCTAACAGAATAACAGAACAAAATGCTAACATATCTTACCTAAACGATATCCAAAAGATAGAAGGTGAAAAAGTAGAAGCTGCTAGAGAATTTGCTCTAGAAGATTTTAAACGTAAGATGGAGTTACGTAAGAAACAATCACAAGCACTTAACTTAGGCTTTGGTAATCCATTTAAGGTAGTACAAGATTTAGCTGGAACAGCTGACACAGATTACGTAGAACTACAAAATGCTTTCTTATCAGACATGTATAAAGCCAATAATCAATATACACAGGCTTATGCAAACATGAAGAACACCCGTGCTAAATATCTTAAACCTGTTGTTAAACCTAGTGCATTAGGGCTAGGGTTAGAGATAGCAACAGCGGGAGCTACTTATGCTGGTAATCCAAACGCTATAGTAAATGCTCAATCATTTACAGCAACAGCAGCAGAAGCTTCAAATAAAGCTATGTATGGAATGGGTGTCAATGCTCAAAGACAGTTAACAGGAAACAAAACTCCATATCTTTTAGGAAAATAAACAATGGCATATGAATCTAAAGTAACCAATAAATACTTCGGCACTACATTTGCGGGTGCTGGTAAAGCTAGTGTAGAACAAACAGAACTCGGTGGTCTTGTTAATTCATTAAAAAACGTTGCCCCACAAATAGAACAGCTAGGTACACAATACATTAAAACTAAACAAGACGAAGCGGCTGTAGAGATTAATAAATTAAAAGCACAGGGAATGTCAACTGAAAGTATTAAAAAAGTTATTGATTCAGGTTCTAATGAAATACTAAGTAACATGTATGCGTCTGCTACTAACAACGTGTGGCTAGGTAAATTAAAAGCAGCTGAGGATATTAACTTGGCTAAACAAAATTTAGCTAACTACAATCCTGATGAACAAACTATGGATGAGTTTCTATCTGAGTTTGTACAAACAGATTTTACAAAAGTAGATAAATATTATGCTGGTGGTTACTCTTCTATATTTAATGAACAGAAAGCTAAGCTATTATCTGTTGACGCTGAAGAAAGATTTAAAGTGGCGTCTCAAAAGAAAACACAAAGCTTAGGTAACTTTATGTTAGCCAATGACGCTACGGATGAGGAAGGCGTCAGTATCTTTGCTAAACTTCCACAAGATGGAACATACAGCAATAAACAAATAAATGACGCAGCTTTGTTTGCTGCTACTACTTTGTATTCTACAGGTAAGACAGTAGACGATTTAGATAGAGCAATAGAGTATCTAAATGCTGACAGAGGTGCTGGTAAGAATGGTCAAAAACTAGGGTCGTTGTTATCAGCCAATAATAAAGACGCAACAGCCTTAAAAAAGAAAATAGAAGACAGAAGAATGACCTTAGTGCAACAGAATCGTCAACTTAGAAAGTATCAAGAAGAGGATGAAGTTACTAACATATTTAAAAAAGCAATGGATATGGAAAACTTAACTGCTGTAGAAATAGACCAACTCAAAGAAGAATTACAAGTATATGGAAACCCAACCTATGTAGACAATTTAATTAAAATTGTTAATCAAACACAATCACCTAATTCTGACGCAGCTTCTATAAACCAATTTAGAAGAAGGATAGCAGAAGGTCAATTTGATAGTCTTGAAGAAATGCTAGAAGCAGTGGACAAAGCTGGTGTTCCTTATAATGATAGCTTTAGAGTGCTACTTAGAGAATCAGAAACACGTAAGCCTATCTATGAAAGAGATTCTATTTACAAGGCTAAAACAGATGAGATAGTTAAAGCTACATCTGAAGATTTAACTGGTCGAAGAAGTACACTAAAAGCTAGTGATGTTAGAGATTTTGTAGAAAATGAAATAATAGACTTTTATTCTTCTGAAGAAGGTAGAAATGCAACCCGTGATGAAAAAAGAGCATTTATGAAAGAAATCAAAGAAAGTGTAATTGACCAGTTTAAGCTTTATGGTCAAACGGAATCACAAAGAAAAACAGATGTTGAAACACGTAGAGAAAAAGCAGAGCGTAAACAAAGAGAAGCAGATGAAAGAGAAGCTTTAATTACAAAACTTACAGATAAAGCAACTGGTCTAACTCAAGACTTTGACAACACTGAAGCTATTAGTAAGAAACCAACATTTACGGATGATGATGATAAATTCTTAACTAGTGACGCTGAAGACCAGCGTACATTTAAACTAGATAAATTGTATCCATACATCAACAACTTTGTAAAAGATTACTTTGATAATGCTACAAGAGAAGATATGTCTCAATATTGGGAATCGTTAGAACAATCTGGCGTACAAAACTTTTATAATGTTTTAGCAGATATTCTACAGGTATCATCTGAAGACGTACAAAACGCACTGGGAGATTATAAATAATGGTAGATTTTACCAACCCTTTTGAAACACAGCAAAAAGAAGACGCTAATGACCGCCGAGCAAGAACTAGAAAAGCTAGGCAAGAAAAGTTACAAACAGAAAACTTAAGAAAAGCTGAAACAGAAAAACGTGCTCTAGATGAAATACAATCAGAAAGATTTATTGAAACAGCTAGAAGTTATTATAACTATAGAGAAGGAACAGAAGAGTACAATGATTATTCTTCAGCTGATATCTTAGAAAAGTTTTATGAAGACAGAACATGGGGAAACTATAACACCTTTGCTATGGGGGCAGACGTAACTGCTACATCTACCGAAGAAAATGATGATAGATTAAAACAGTTTGCATACTTACAACAAACCTTTGAAACATTGCCATCATTTTGGAATGACCCCAATAGGACATTTGGTGAGTGGTTAGTAGACGCTGGGGGAGCAATGATAGCTGACCCTATAAATTTAATAGGTGCTGGTGTAGGTGGTATAGCTTCTAAAGAAGCATTTAAACAAGCTTTAAAACAACAGCTTAAAGGTAAGATGGCTAAAGAGATTACTGATAAGCAAATTAAAGAAGCAGCTAAGCAAGCACAAAAGGAAGCATTAGGTAAAGCAGCTAAGAAAGGAGCAGCTATAGAAGGCAGTATATCAGCTTTTGCTGGCGGGACACATGACACTTTACTACAAGTCAACGCTATTAACACAGGTGTACAAGACGAGTTTAGTTTTAAACAAATGGGAGTAGCAGCTGGTGTTAGTAGTGTATTCGGCTCAGCCTTTGGTGCTGGTACATCTGCATTTAGTTTTAAACTAACAAGTAAACAAATGCAAAACACAGCTGTAAAACAATTAAAAGATTTACATGACTACGGTGTTGACACCACAACAGGTAGAACCTTATTTAAGGACTTAACAGAGGTGAAACAATCACCTATGCTGTATAAGAACAAACCTAAAAAAGCCAAAGATGACCCATCTTTTAGTAAAATAGAGATGGACACCGACAATCCTACCTTTATCAAAAACCTTAGAGACATACCGCTAGGAAGGGGAAAACCACCTTATAAAGATTTTAACTATGACAGAATGGATGACCCTAAAAATGCACAACTGTTAGATAGGATTATTCAAGAAACAGCTTTAGAATTAACATCACCTAAAGTATCACTAAAACAAATGAGAGAAATAGCTGAAGAAATGGGATTAGACCCTGAAGAGGTCTTAAGAAGAGGTGAGGATTTAGCGTCACAAAAAGATATGTTTGCTGTAGTAATTGCACATAGTAATTTAATACAACGTCAATTATATGAAGTACAAATGTTAAGTAATAGGCTTAACAGACCTGATTTATCAGCTGCGGACAGAAAACAACTAGTAGAAGAAAGTGTAAAACGATTAGGATTAGTACGTTCATTGTCTAAAAAACAAAAAAAAATTACAGAAAACCCAGCAAGGGCAACCACAGCTGGACGAGTTACAAGAACAGCAATGGAAGCTGCTGATTTAAAATCAGACCCACAAGACCCTGTAATGAAAAGACTTTTAGAAGATGACCCTGAAGAGTTTTTAAAACGTATTGCATTATTAGACGACGACAAACAAATAATAATGGCATTAGATAATGTTAAGAATTTTAAAAAGTTAGATTTAGCAGCTGAGTATGTTAACAATAACCTGTTGTCTTCTCCTGATACTCATATACTAAACATTATGTCAGGTATGACTCAGTACATACACAAACCTTTTGTAATGGCGTTCAAAGCCGCTAACCTTGCAAAGCATGATAGACAACGTGCACAAGCAGTATTTAGAGAAGCTTACAATACATTAGCTATGCAGTTTGCGTATACAGGACACGCTTTGTCTAGAGCAAAAGCTGCATTTATACAAGGAAGACCTTTACTAGATAGACAACAATTAAAGGTAGATAGCAACATTAGACAAGGACAACTACAAAGATGGTTAAACGCTAGTGCAGAACTGATAACAACACCACTAGGTAGAACAGGGGCACTAATGCAAAAGTATTTAGTAGAACCAACCACCTATGCTGTAACCACACCACTAAGAACATTAGGAGCTGGAGATGAGTTTCTAAAACAAATGTTATTTAAAGGTAGAATGGCTGCTAATATACATGAAATTATTGTAGCTAAACACCCTGAACTAGTGAGTAACAAGTGGAACGCTTTTAAACAAACCAAAGAATATAAAGCTAAATTTAAAGAGTATGAAAAAATATACACAGATAGTAAAGGTGAGGCTAAAAAGTTAGAAGACTTTACACCTGAAGAGAAAGCACAACTAAGACCTGAAGATTTAAAAGCATACAACACACCTTTACGTTATGCACAAGAGGGTTCATACACACAAGACTATGAGGTAAAAGACGTTATTACAAATGGCTCAGCTCCCGTTAACATTACTAAAGGTATAATGGAATTTACTCAGAAATTTCCTTTATTGCGTGTCATAGGTATGCACTTTATTAATACACCGTCTAACTTAATTAGGTGGAACATGCAACACTTACCATTTCTAGGGCGTTTTCAAATAGAAATGAGACAACTACTAAGGACTAAAGACGGTGGTACTCTTAACTTTGACCCAAGAAAAGATGGGTTAGCTATGACTGACTTATCTAAAGCAGTCGACCCTGAGGCAGCAGCTGAGGCTATTGGACGCATACAAATGGGTTACGTAATATGGACAGCTGGTATCTATGCGGCTTTGACAGGTAAAGTTACAGGTGGTGGTGACAGAGATTATAGAGTTAACAAAGAACGTACTAAAGCTACTGGTTGGCAACCATATTCTTATAGAAGAGATGATGGTGGTTACGTTAGTTTTAATAGATTAGACCCAATGTTTATGCCGTTTGGTATTGCAGCAGATTTGGTAGATTTATATGAAATGCAACAAGCACACAACTCTCAGGTGTTGCCTAAAGGCTATGAAGACAAAAGTAATGAAGTAGCATTAACAACGATTGCTACTATTGTTAGAAATTTAACATCTAAGTTTTATACAACAAATATATTAGACACAGCTCATTTCTTTTTATCAGACGAAGCAATGCGTATGCAATCAGCTGAAAGAACAGCTGGTTCTATTATGGCTAGAGCAATATACAAAGCTACACCTTTATCAGGGTTCTTACGTTATAACAATAGAGTATGGGATGACGAAGCAAAAGAATTAACCAGTTTTATGGACAGGATGAAACGTCTAGACCCTACAGGAGCTGACGGTGTTATGCCTGAAAGAAACATGTTTGGTGAAAAAGTTAAAAGACCTAAAGGATGGTTCTTAGGAATGAAGCTGGTTTCTTCTCCATTTGCATGGACTGAATTTGAGAACCCAGCAGTAGCTAATTTCTTTAGAAACAGAGAATTTAACTATACAAGACCGCCTACTAAAGTCCCTTTAACTCAATTAGATTTAAGAGACCTTAAGAACAAAAACGGACAATCAGCTTATGATTACATGATGGAACAGGTAGGTGAAACTAGGTGGAGATACAAAAAGAAAAAGAATTTAACTTTAAGACAATATATTGAAGAGTTAATAATGGATAAAAATAGTTACATTTATTCGCTCCCATCACCTGAGTACACATTGTTAAAAGATTATCAACAAAAAGAAATACTAAAGATAATTGACAGTGCTGAAAATGAAGCATGGGCTAAAACAAGAGAAGCTTTTCCTGAGATAGACGAGACAGTACTTAGAGGTAAACTATTCGACGCTGAGGGCTTTGTTAAATATAAAGCAGACAGGGAAAAAGTACTACAGAATATCTTAGACTATTAAAGTCCCCGTCTTAGAAGAATCAATTTAGAGGAAACACATGGCAAACAGTTTTGTAAGGTATACAGGTGATGGCAGCACAGCTACCTATTCTGTACCTTTTAGCTATAGGGCACAAGAAGATGTCTCTATTACTATAGATGGTGTTGTAACTACAGCATTTACATGGAATGGTGCTGGTACACAGGTTACATTTACCACAGCTCCAGCTTCCTCTACAGCTATAGAAATCCGTAGAACCACAAGTCAGGGCACAAAGCTCGTAGATTATGCGTCAGGTTCAGTACTAACAGAATCAGATTTAGACACGGATAGTGACCAAGCGTTCTTTATGTCTCAAGAGGCTATTGATGACGCTGGTGACGTAATTAAGTTATCTAACGCTAACTTTCAATGGGACACACAGAATAAACGTTTAACTAACGTAGCTGACCCAACATCAGCTCAAGACGCAGCTACTAAGAATTATTTAGAAACCACATGGCTATCAGCTAGTGATAAAGCCAATATTAACACTGTGTCAGGAATAGCCAGTGCTGTAAGCACAGTATCAGGTAACACTACTAATGTTAATACTGTAGCGGGCATATCCAGCAACGTTACAACAACAGCTGGGATTGCTGGTAATATTACCACAACAGCTGGTATCAGCTCAGACGTTACTTCTGTAGCAACTAATGCTAGTAATGTAACAACAACAGCGGGTTCAATAAGCAACGTAAACACAGTAGCTGGTAACATAGCTAATGTAAACACTGTTGCTACTAATATTAGTGACGTAGTTACTGTTGCTAACGACCTTAATGAAGCTATATCCGAAATAGAAACAGCGGCTAATGACCTTAATGAAACTACTTCAGAAATAGATGTAGTAGCTACTAATATTGCTAACGTTAATACTGTTGGTGGAAACATCACAAACGTTAATGCTGTAGCTGGTGAATTGTTGTTTACAGATGATTTAGGCTCAATAACAGGGGCTATAACTACAGGCACAGGAAATGACATAAACACTGTAGCTGGTGGTCTTACTGACGTAACCACAGTAGCTTCTAGTATAAACAATGTTAACACTACAGCTGGAGCAATAGCTAATGTAAACACAGTAGCTGGTATATCTTCAGATGTAACAACAGTTTCAAGTAATGCTTCAAATGTAACAACAGTGGCTGGTATATCATCTGCTGTATCTACTGTAGCAGCTGATGGTACAGATATTGGCGTAGTCGCTGGAGCTGTTACTAATGTTAATAATGTTGGTGGTAGTATTGCTAATGTAAACACAGTAGCTGGTATATCCAGTGATGTAAGCACAGTAGCAGCTGATGGTACAGATATAGGAACTGTCGCAACTGATATTGCAAACGTAAATACCACAGCTGGTGCAATAGCTAATGTCAATACCACAGCTGGAGCAATAGCTAATGTAAACACAGTGGCTGGAATTAGTAGTGACGTTACTTCTGTGGCGGGAATTAGCTCAAACGTAACAGCGGTAGCTAATGATTCAACTGACATAGGAACAGTAGCTTCTGATATTGCTAATGTTAATACAACAGCTGGAGCAATAGCTAATGTAAATACTGTAGCTTCTAATATTGCTGGTGTTAACAGTTTTGCAGACAGATACAGAATAGGTTCGTCTGACCCAACATCTAGTTTAGATGAAGGTGATTTAGCGTACAACAGTACAGATAATGCTCTTAAATATTACAATGGTTCATCTTGGGCTAGTATAAGTGCTGGTCTTACAGATATTGTTGGAGATGTTACACCACAACTAGGTGGTAACTTAGATTTAAACTCTAATAATATTAGCGGTACAGGTAGTATATCTTGTAGTGGTAATGTAGGTATTGGTACAACTTCTCCTTCTGAAGAACTACATATTTCAAAAAGCTCAGATGTTAGAATTGCATTAGAAAATACTTCTAATCGTAGATACGATATAATTTCAGGCGATTCAGGAGAGTTTAGAATTTTTGATACTGCTGTTGGAGAACGTATACGTATCGACAACAATGGTAATGTAGGTATAGGTACAAGTAATCCTACTGCAAAATTAACAGTATCAGGGGATTTAGTAGTAGAAACTATTGATGGAACTAATTTACAAATTGACTTTGGAGGCTTAACTTAATGGCAAAACTATTACAACACAGAGGTGGCACAACCTCAGAACATTCATCATTTACAGGTGCAGTAAGAGAAGTTACTGTTGATACCGATTTAAAAACATTAAGAGTACATGATGGCTCTACTGCTGGTGGTACACAACTAGCAAGATTATCAGATGTAACTGGTACAACTTCTGTTGGTACACTTTCATCTTTAACAGTAAGTGGAGACGCAACTTTTGATACATCTACATTAAAAGTAGATTCTACAAACAATAGAGTAGGTATAGGAACTGCAAGTCCAGCACACGATTTGGTTGTAACAAGTGCTAGTGGTGACGCAACATTACAAATTTTATGCCCTACTACTTCTGATAGCTCACAAATATTCTTTGGTGATACTGGTGATGAAAACATAGGTGTATTACATTATGACCATAGTCTTAATGCTTTTAGATTCAATGTTAATAATGGCGAAGAAATGAGACTAGAATCTGATGGCGACTTACATGTAGATGGAGATGTCATTGCTTTTTCAACTACAGTTTCTGATGTTGCACTTAAAACAGATATACAAATGATACCTAATGCACTAGATAAAATTGATGAAGTCAGAGGTGTTACATTTACAAGACACAATGGACAAAAATCTGCTGGTATCATTGCACAAGAATTAGAAAAAGTTTTACCTGAGGCGGTTAGAGAAAAAGAACTTAAACTTGTAGATGGTAAAAAATATAAAACAGTAGAGTATGATGCAATTCATGGTTTACTAATTAACTGTATTAAAGAACTCAAAGAGCAAATTAAGGAGTTAAAGAATGGCTTTACAAAGTAGTGGTCAAATATCTTTAAGTCAAATAGCTACAGAATTTGGTGGCTCTGCACCTCACAGTTTATCTGAATACTATGGTAATGGTAATGCACCAGCTAGTGGTGAGATACAACTAGCAGCAGATTTTTATGGAACATCAAATAACATTTCCCTTTCAACTACAATAAATATCGGTCAACAAACACTTAAAGCTGGAATAGTAAACAAAGGATTTATAAGCTCACAAGGAAGAACTGTAGGTACAACTAATGATAATGCTAATGGAACAACAACTACAATTGGAAGTATCGGCAATAACAGTTATGGTTCTGGTGTTGTAGAGGCACTATATGTTACTGAGGGTACAACTGTAGGCGGACATATGCACTTTGAAATATCAACCTCTCAAAGTAATTGGTCATCTATTACTGTAAATGGAAATACTTATTATCGTGTATCTTTTTCTAATGATGCTAATCAACTTTTTACAATAAGTGTAGGTGGTCAAAATCAAACAGGCAACGTATTTGGTAGTAGTGGCACAATAAACTTTTCAATAAACGCATAGGGAAAATAATGGCATATACATTTACAGAAAAAACATTTACAACAGGTTCTACATTCGATTCTTTGTATACAGATAGTCTTGGTTCTTTTGAAAATGGAACAGTAGTTTTTAATAATTCAGATACTGCTGATGAGAAAAAAGAATTTTTAATAAATTTAATGTGTAATCAAAATTATCATAATATGAAAAATATAGAAGTAGCTAAAGATGGTGTAGTTTGTATGTGGATTCAAGGCAAATTTATAGACAATATTTTTACATGGGAAAATGTAATGGTTGGTAAAATAAATAATAGTAAAGCATGGACATATACAAATGAATTTCATCAAGCACATAAAGATTGGATTCAATCAATAGGCGGTACTAAGTTTGCACTTGAATGTGTAAAAGGAGCTGAAATAGATACTTATTTTACACAAGGAACTACTGATGGAGTTTGTTTAGGCTCTTTAACTATAGAAGATTTAGCATACATAGGCTCTGAAGATTATACAAGTAACTTACCAACTATGAAAAGAATGACATGGGAATACTAATGTGGCACTTACATTATTATTTGGAGTTTACTTCTTACTAGCATTATATTCTTTTGTAGCATTATCTTGGTTACAACTTCTATACACATACATACTTTTTTATTTTCTACTAGAGTTTGTAATGAGTTTGTTTATACACAGATGGGCTACACATAATCTATGGAATCCACCAGTATGGTTTCAAAACATAATGAGTGTAGTATCTATGACTGCATTAATTGGAACACCAATATCTTATGCAGCATGGCATAGAAATCATCATAAACATTTTGATACTAATAAAGACCCTCATAGTCCTAAGTACAAAAACTGGTTTAATATTATATTTAGAACACATGAACAAGAATCTAATATTAAACTTGTTACAGATAGGCTAAGAAATAAATGGCAATTATATTTAACTAAATATGAAACAACGTTGGTTTACGTGTTCAATGCTATTCTTTTCTTAGTCCTACCTATTGAATGGTTTTTAATTTGGGTAACAGCAGTAGCTATGACTACATTTTGGGTAATGTCAGTTACAGGTATTATGTGTCATCTAGGTAAAGTAAAAGATGTACCTTATATGTACCCATTTGCATTTTCAGAATCATTTCATAAACAACATCACATAGAACCTAAATTAAAACATTGTAAGTTTGACCCTTGGGTTTGGATAATTAATAAACTGAGGTGGACATGAACCATGCAAGAGGTGTGCAATTACTAGCATTAATAAATCATATAATAGCTATAGCTGGTTGTATTTATTATCCTCAATATATTATATATGGATTAATAGCTTGGGGTGTAGTAAATATATTTTCAACTAATATAGCTTTACACAGATTTATGTGTCACAGAAGTTTTGAAACAACACCTATAAAAGAAAAGATTTTAAAATATCTTACAGTAATATCAGCGTTTGGTAGTCCTTTATCTTGGGCTGCTATGCACAGATACCACCACAAACATTCTGGAAGTTTAGAAGATAATGAGTCACCTAAAAATATAGGTTACATAAGAGCGTGGCTGACTTTATATGACCCAATTATTGTTCCTAAAACAATGGTAAAAGATATTTTAAAAGATAAAGATTATATGTTTATAACTAAACATTATTGGTTTTTATTGTTTAGTTGGATATTTGTTTTATATTTAATAGACCCTCTATTAGGAATATTTGCTTTTAGCTTTCCAGCAGCATGTATATATCAAGCAGCTGGTGCATTTGCAGTAATACCACATTGTAAATATTTTGGATATAAAGTTGTTGAATCAAGAAGAGACTGCACTGCAGTTAATTCACCTTTAACAAGTTTAGTTAGTTGGGGTGAAGGATGGCATAACTACCATCACACAATATCAAAAGATTATAGACATGGACACAAGTGGTGGGAGTTAGACCCTTCTGCATGGATAATTGAAAGGTTGTTTTTAAAATGAGACAACATCATAAAATGTTAGCAATTCAATTTGTTATTCAAATAACAGCTATAATTGGTTTAATTTATTATCCATTTAGCTGGTCTTTGTTATTAGGTCTTATTGTTTTTCCTTTAATTTGTTTATGTTGTTATTATCATAGATACTGTTCTCACAATTCTTTTAAAACTTCTATAGAAATAGAAACAGTGGTTCATTATCTAAGCATTTTATTAATGCAAGGGTCAGCTATCTTGTGGGCAAGTAACCACATTACACACCATAAACATTCAGATAAAGAAGGAGACCCACACCCAGCGTCTGAAGGATGGAAGACATGGTTTTGGTGGGATACATATAATAATTCTAAATTAAATGCTTTTAAAGTAAAAAAGATGTTAAAAAATCCGCTGTATAAATATACGCATAATAATTATTTTAAATTGTATTTTATTATGATGGCTACGTTAATTTTTATTAGCCCACAATTTACTGTTTATTTTGTTTTATTACCTGTTATGTATACATTTCATGCTACTAGTATTGTAAATGTATTAACACATAAATATGGATACAGAAATTTTAATACACCTGATAAATCAACTAATTTACCATTACCTATGTTTGACTGTTTACATAACAATCACCATAAATATCCTAATAGGTATAACACAAAAATTAAATGGTACGAATTTGATATACCCGCATTTTTAATTAAAAACGTTTTGGAGAGACCATGAAAGTTACATTAGAACAGTTAGCGGAAAAGCTAGACCGACTAGAGACAAAAGTAGAGTCACTACAAGCAGATGTAGCTAAAGGTAAAGGAGCAGTAAGCCTTCTTATGTGGTTAGGTGGTATAGCCAGTATTATTGTTGGATACTTTTGGAGTAAGTAATGATACCTTTTGAAGTTATTACCATGTTAGGTAGTAGTTTACTTACAGGTGTATTAAGCCTGTGGTCAGCCAGTCAAAAAGACAAGGCAGAACAACAAAAGTATTTAATACAACGTGCTGAGGTTGATAGAGCAGCCGTACAGGACGCACGTAATCACGGTGGACACTTCCAAAGTGTGACCCGTCGTTGGATGGCATTATTAGCAGTATTCTTTATTATATGTTTACCAAAGCTAGCCGTCTTTATAGACCCCTCTATTGCGGTACATCTAATGTACTTAGAGCAAGTCAAAGAAGGATGGTGGATATTTGGCTATACACAAGAGGTAACTACCTTTGCTGGTCTTACAGGTATAGTCATAACTAACGCTGATACACACTTTCTAGCTGCTGTGTCAGGATTTTACTTCGGGAGTGCAGCAGTACGTAGATGAAAATAAATGACCAATCATTAATTACCATACCTGTTAAAAACTTATTAGCATTAATAGCTATTACAGCTGTATCTGTATGGGCGTACTTTGGTATAGAAGAAAGATTAGCTTTCTTAGAATACAACTACAAAATGCTACAAGTAGAAGTAGAAGAAAATGATACTTGGATAGATGACTTTCAACCACCATCACAAGTTTTAGAGACTGTAAAAAGGGTTCGTGACTTAGAACTTAAGGTAAGAGAATTAGAAGTTAAAGGACAAAAATAATGACAGAACAAAATGAACAAATAGAAAAGATAGTAGAAGAGTTACCTGTATTACTGGTGGCTCATGCTTATAGGAAGCTCAAGTCAGGTGATGAAATATCTGCAAGTGAGATGAAGGTATGCTTAGATATCTGTAAGACTTACTCAAGTCCTGATATCGTAGAAAAAGCTAACAACATACTAGAGGACTTACCGTTCGACACAGATGAATAAGATAGATAACTTTAAGAACTTCTTGTATCTAGCTTGGAAACACCTCAATCTACCTGAGCCAACACCTATACAATACGATATAGCAGACTATCTACAATCTAAAGAGAAACGTTTAGTTATCGAGGCTTTCAGGGGCGTAGGAAAGTCTTGGATTACTTCTGCATTTGTATGTCACCAATTACTGCTGAACCCTCAGCGTAACATATTGGTAGTATCAGCTAGTAAAACGAGGGCTGATGACTTTAGTACATTTACACAGAGGCTTATTGCAGAAATGCCTTTGTTACAGCATTTACAACCTAAGGATAGCCAAAGACATTCTAAGGTATCCTTTGATGTTGCCCCAGCACAGGCTTCACACGCCCCCTCAGTGAAGTCTATGGGGATTACAGGTCAGCTTACGGGGTCTAGGGCTGACCTTATTATTGCTGATGACGTAGAATCTGCCAATAACTCACAGACTCAGCTTATGCGTGACCGCTTAAGTGAGACCGTAAAAGAGTTTGACGCTATTATAAAGCCTAAAGTAGGACGTGTTATCTTTCTAGGAACACCTCAAACAGAGATGTCATTGTATAATGACCTAGATGAACGTGGGTTCAAGACACGTATATGGTCAGCATTGATTCCTAACCAAGCACAAAAGGTAGGATATGGGCATAAATTAGCTCCTACAATCGCTGATATGGACGGTAAAGAGGGAGACCCTACTGACCCTGATAGATTTAATGAAATCGACTTAATGGAGCGTTTAAGCTCATATGGTAGGTCAGGCTTTAATTTACAGTTTATGTTGGATACTAGTCTATCTGACGCTAATAAATACC